AAAACTCCTTCTATCGGATTGAATACTGGGCTATATGGCGGGACATATAAAATATCCCAGTTTTTTGTAGAAGCTAATTCTTTTATTTTTTAAACTCAATATTTTAAGTACTAGGTTCAATGGAACATATTACATGTTCACAATGACCAAACCTTTGTTTATCTTCTTCTGATATTTCGCTAATAACAATTCCAACAGAAATATCAGAATCATAACTATTATCGTAAAAATCTGGATCAAAACGTGCTCTCAAATCCAAAGGACTCTTTGAGTTAAAAGACCGTGATCCGAATTGAAAACATTCTGTTCTGAAATGTTCTTTAAATCTTTCTATATCTTTATTAATTATATAATTCTCAATATCAGGTATATCAATATCTCGATCAAGACATTTCAATATTTCACGAGCTAAATTGTTAATATTAACATGCTCAATCATTCTAAAAACTATACTACCATACTGAAACGTGACAACACCACCAGATTCGTCGTCAGATTCGTCTTTAGTAAAAGTACTTAATTGTTGTTTTAATAACTCATTTTCAAGCTTTAATTGATTAACTTCTTCTTGTAGAAGTAGTAAGTCCATGGTACATAATAGTTTTTTATTTTTAAATTTTTTTTGTGAGTTAATAAATAGTTATTAAACATGTTGACGACTATTATAAGATGTAATTACAACCAATTAAAATGTGGAAAAAATATGTTATTTAAATGTAAATACTGCGACAAAATGTTTTGCACAAAACATTTACAGATTGAAGTCCACAGTTGTAGTAAACTTGATTTTGCAAAAAATAAGTATAAAGAAGTATTAACAACAAAATTGCTTAATGAACGTGGAAGCACACCCAAATTAAGTATAATATGAATAATTCGTATTTGTTGAAGACGTGTCGTACCCAGAAACATTAAATTTCTTAGGAACATAACCTCCAGTACCAGGCGTAAATACTTTATTATCAATAGTGTAAGTTGGACGAGTTGGAAAGACCATCGGTTTTGTGTCACTAGGCATACTCGTGTTAACAAAAGCGTAATCAGATGTAGTAGCTTGTCTAATGAAATTTTGACTTTCATTTGGATGTTCAATTGTTCTTAATAATGATGCCCCATTGATATTATTTGAATATCCTGTGTCATTATAAGGGTTTTGTGCAGCAATACGTTTTGACGCTTCTTCGAGGATACCTTGTTCTGACAAAGGTGGAAAAGTATCAGTTGGATAATAATTAAGAAACTGTTCTTTTTGCCCTGTTGGTTGCCCTGTTGGTTGCCCTATTGGTTGCACTATTGGTTGGACTTCTATTTTTTGAGACAATTTTTGTAAATATTCTTGTTTTAATTCATTTTTAATAGACTCTAAAATTCTATCAATTTTGTGTTCATAAGTTGTGTCCTTTCTTGATGAAATCCATTCACTAAGAACTGCTAAACCAATAATAAATATTAGGTATACAATAATACATTTTAATATAATACCAAAACTTACCTTCATATGTTTTACATTTTGAAAATAATTTTTTTTGTTGGTCTAAAAAATTTTTTTTTAATAAATGTATAATAATTATAGATGGATGATTATACATATATTCCTGAATCAGAAACTAGTACCATTCAAACAATTCAAGAACCAATTACTCAATTTTCAACATCTTTAAATGATTTAGATAGATATGAAAAAGCTGTTGATCCAGATCTACAATATAAAAACGAAGATTTATATGATAAAACCCAATTAGAACTTAGAAATTCACAATACACTAACTACGTCATAAAAGACGAAGTTATTCCTAATATGTTTTCAGATATACAAGCTACAGTTCCTCGTTTAAACAATACAAAAAGTATTATTAAACCAGAAAAGAAACAATTTTCTTTGAATATGTTTTTAAGTAAACTTGCAAATAGTTATATTGATATACTTAATGATATAATTAATGGGCACATTACAATGGGTACATTCACAGAAGGATCCAGGTTGCTATCGCTAGCCATATTAATGGTTCTAATTAGTATTTTTTTCATTTTTTTTCAAAAAATAGACTAAGTTTTATTTTGTTTAGTAAACTCAATGGACATCATTGACTTTGTCAGACATCTAGACAATGAAACGAAAATATTGTATATAATATTATGTATAATCTTATTATTCTTTTTTACGACTGTTTTAAAAGTAACTCTTGGACATATTCTAGCCTTTTTTGTAATTTTATTAACATTGTGGTGGCTTATAACTAATAATAACAAAGAAATTAACGTTTTTGATCATGATTTAGAATATAAATTAAAAATGTTACAAACAAATGGTTTTATACCTGAAAATTTATATATAGATGCAGACCTGATATTACTATTATATGATATAAGAATAAGTATACAGGAATACAACCCAGATGCATATGAAAATTTGGTGAAGGCGTGTGATAATATGTTGAAAATTAGAAAAGATTTTGAATTAAAATTAGTAGATACACCATCTATTATAAATCTTCATACTAATTTTGATACTAACCCAGAAAAACTTTTAGATTATAACTTACAAATTAACTCTGAAGATAAAGTTTTTCTTATCAATGCTTATGCTAATTTTACAGTTGCAGAAGATCAAATGAAAGCTGCATTAAATGAATTACATAGTTTTATAATTACAATTCCTTCAAGTGAAGTTATGCATTATACCCATATTCAAATGTGTAAAAGACTAAACGTTTTGCTTAAACGTAATTTAGATATTATGTTTAACATTTACAAAAAAAATAAAAAAATATATGATCCAGTTGTGTTTGGATATGACTCAACCGAGGAATACAATAAGACTCTTGGGTTTCAAGAAACAGAACCATCATTCAGTTTTTACTAGAACTAAAATTGTTGCAGGACTAACTCCATATTCTTGTAGCGGCGCCTTGTAGTTGCTGCGGAAGTTGTTGTAATTGTTGTAACTGTTGTTGTGTTGGAACAAAGTTAGCGTACCCTGGGACTGGTATACTTTCAACAGGTGGAATGTACGCTTGTTGTACAGGTTCTATACTACTGGCAACATTTTCAAGAAGTTGCGGAGAAATAATAACAATCAATGATGAAATAGAACCAATGCATATTATCAAACTAATGACAAGAAATATCGTACTAATAGTATACTCAGTACTAGCTCTATTTTTATGAGATAATCCAAGTCCATAACTTGAACCAGATATTCCAGCAATAGCTGCAGCTATCATAAATATAACAATGTACACTATTTTCATTTTATTATAGTATTTTAAAATAAAATAAAAAAAAATTAACCAAGTATTTCTGGTGATAGTACTATAATTAAACCACAAATTGAGAAAAACCATGTAAAAAAACTACTGGCTAATATAATAGATGACATAAGATACATCTTTCGCATGTCTGGATCTTCTATAGGATCTCGATTTTCATTGTAACTTTTAACTACACCCAAGCCGTAACTTGAACCAGATATTCCAGCAATAGCTGCTGCGATTATAAATATTATAATATATGTTGCTTTCATAAGTTTTGTAAGTTTTGTAAGTTTTGTATTTATCAAACAAAATAATTTTTATTTTATTTTGTTTGAGTATACACTAGAATATGGATTACTTCAAAACTATCACAAAAAAAAATGTACTAATGCTTGTTATTAGTGTACTACTAGTCGGTTCTTTTATAGCTGCTATGATATATTTCAGTATTAAACGTGAAAAATTTACAGCTATAACATACGATGCTGTACCTAAAGAAGATGAAGAATCTGGAGTACTTCCTCTAAATCAAGAAAAAGAACACGATGTTGAGGTAGAAATTGGTAGTTTTGATAAAAACTGTGAGCTAAATTATTCAAAAGTGTAAACTTGAACAAGTTAAATTATTTTATTTTATTTATTTTTTTATATTAAAATAAAATAAAATGAGTTATATCTTATTTTACAGTAATTACTGTAAGCATTCTAAAAAATTTATTTATTTCTTAGAACAAAGTGGTATGTCATATAATTTTAACAAAATATGTGTTGATAGAGACAACAGTGGACGTCGTCCAAAAATTATAAAAAATTATAATATAACTAGAGTACCATCTATTATTGTAAATGGTGAATTATTAATGGATCGTCATGTTTTTATATGGTTGGATAAAAAATGTAACAGTATTGAGAGTGTACCACGACCAAATGAACCAATGCCTACAAGAATGAATAAAATGGAAAATCATGTTCCTCCAAAACAGGAAACAATCCTTCAAGCTTTTGAAGAAGGTGGTCTAGGAAATATTACTGATACTTGTTTATCTGTCGGAAACCAACATAATGATAATTTTATAGAATACCCAGAAGATAATGGAGAATTAATCACTGATAGACACGACTCTAATTTTGTTATGCAAAATGATAATTTAAATCTTGTAGATGCAGATACTTTTAAAGATAATACTACAAATACTAATACAAGAACTAAAGCTTTAGCTCAAAAAGATTCTTTAAAACAAAAACAGTTTAACAGTAGTTATGAAAAATTATTAGCAGAACGAAGCGCAACAGATCCACAAAATAATAGAAGAGTTTAATTTATTTTATTATTAATTGTATAAAGATGTACAATACTAACATACTTATTTTAGTATTATTTATTATAGTAATTACAACTATTAATATAAAAGAATGTTTCAATGGTTTTCCATTCTTTGAAAACACTACTGTACATGCTTTTGGTACTGACTTAAATGCTTATAATTCATATTATCCAATAGATAACTCAAAAATTGGATCTGTTGTACCTACTGACCATAATACTATATTAGATAGTAATGGTTTTTTTAAAATAAAAAACAAGTATGGTCTTCTATATCCATTTTATACAGATACTGAAAATATTATTCGGATTTTTAATAAATAAATTATTAACAATTGAAAAAACAATCTTACACAATTAAAAATTACAAGTTTTGTAATATTCTTCATGTGCAAGTATAATATCAGAATACACTATATCATTATTAATAAGTTTAATCCAAAAATTATTCTTTAGATTCCATGAATCTAAAAAAATTAATTTATTTTTCATATCAGAAGTTGGCTGTGGCTGAAGTGTTGAATTTGTTGGATTGCCAATATTTTTAAAGAATGTAGCTTGATCAATACTACAAAATGGATTTCCACGTAAATCTATAAATTTAATTTCTTTCATTTTTGAAATAGTATTTAACGTGGATATAACAATATCTTCTGAACCTTGTATACCATGTATATTATTATTACACAACTTAATAGTAGTTTTATCAGAAAGCACGCCTTTCTCTTTTAAACTAGTAAGAAGATCAAGTATCTCAACGATATCGTTAGATCTAATATTGTTATCAGATAATATTATCTGAGTTAGCTTTTGCTGGTACTTAATATTAAGTAAATGAGTTATTTTAAAAGTATCATTTATACAATTATTAGCAGCGTATAATATATCATTCCTAACATATGCAACACTTAGTACAGATACAGGAATACATTGTCTATCTAAATATGGTATCAGATATCTTTCTATAAAAACATTCATTAAACCTTTATGTATAGGTTCAGCATAGTCTACAAATGAATATAATATATCAGTAGAATTGATATCGTCTATATCAATATTTAAGAAATAGTTTTTAATATTATTAAATTTAATAAAAATGTCGTCTGAACAACCAGACAATACAGAATTAAACAGTTCGGACATAATACTATTATATTTTATTTTTTTAAATAAAATTGAATTTAAAAACTTATTACTTTAGTTTAATTAATGGTCATCTCGAAATTGCAAAGTACCTTCATGAAACTGTTGGTGCTAACTGTAGTACAGATGCAATGAGACTATACAAGTGAATGTGGGTTTCTCGAGATCGTGAAATATTTACACGAAACTGTTGGTGCTGATTGTACTACAGAGGCAATGGACTCGGGCAAGTAAATATGGTTATCTTGAAGTTGTAAAGTACCTACAAACACATAAAAATAAAAAAAACATAACAAAAAAAGCAAACACCTGTTTGCTTTTTTATATAAAATTATACAGCCATTACACCCTTTATAACAGGGTGTGGATAATATCCAATTAATTCAAAATCGTCAATTGTTATTTCTGACCAATCTTTTGTAATAAGATCATTACTTAATTTTAATACTGGTTCTGATCTTATAGATCTATTATTCTGTATATCCGTTTGTTCAATGTGGTTTGAATAAATATGTGAATCCCCCATGTTAACTATTAACATATTTGGCTTCATACCACATTTTAAAGCAAGTATATAAATCAACGCTGTATAACTAAACATATTGTATGGTGCTCCTAAGAATATGTCTTGTGATCTCATATATAAAATACCGCTTAATAATTTTTCTCCGTCTTTTTCTTCTACATAAAATTGAATCTGATTATGACATGGCTGTAATACCATTTTGTCAAGATCACTTGGATTCCATAAATTCCATAATATTCTTCTACTAAATGGATCTGTTTTTAATAAATTTTCAACATACTTTAACTGATCAAACCCTCCAACTCCATTATCAGGTGATCCAGAATGTCTTAATTGATGCCCATAACCATATAGTAAATCACCAACAGGATAATCAACTTTTCCAATTGAATCAAGAAATTGTCGTGAAGTATTACCATTCCAAATTTTAACATTATTTTTTATAAGATAATCAGTGCTTGTTTCACCTTTAAGTATCCAAATAAGCTCATGTATAACATTTTTCCATGACACAAATTTGGTTGTCAATAAGGGTACCGATTTTGATATGTTATATCTAACTTGTTCGCCAAAAAGAGCGATTGTTCCTGTACCAGTTCTATCAACACGGGTGGTTCCGTGTGTTAATATTTTTTTTGTTAATTTTAAATAATTATCCTCATTTACAAGAGATTCTTTCTTTTGGACATACTTTAAATAGCGACAGCTTCCGTTATCGGTTTCAGTTTCGTTTAGCTCAAATGTTGATGGTATTTCTGGAAAAAATGTATCACATTTAAAATCCCCAAATACGTCAGTTAATAAAATTTCATCACACATATCTATAAACATTTTATAGATTTGTTCTCCGCCTATAATATACAAGTCTTTTGTAGAAAAAGACTTGTAGTATAAGACCTCTTGTATTGTACTAAAAAGCAGTACGTCGTTTGGAACATAAAAGCACATATTTTGGCTCAATACTATATTAACCCTGTTTTTTAGGGATTGCCCTATGCTTTGGTATGTTTTTCGCCCCATCACAACTATCTCATTTTCTGTTAATTTTTTAAATCTTTTAAGATCTTCTGGGATGTACCATGGCATCCCATTTTTAAATCCTATACCTAATTTCCCAGTTTTAGAATCGTAATTTGCTGCTGCTATTAAAATGATTTTTCCCATGATTAGTAATAATAATTATTTTTTAAATATTATTATTAATCAAATTTACTTTTTTTATTATATGTTAGTATCGTCCATTTGGTCTTCTAACGAATCGGAAATACTTGAATCACTTGAATCTGCAAATACTCCATAACCTGTGTCAATACTTTTAACAATTTCGTTGTCTTCTTGTGGACATTCGTTTTGTGTAGGTACACTTGTAGGTACCACCAGTACATGACAGATTTTAAATGACAACCCCCATTGATTATTCATAACCCAGATTCCACCTGCTTCAATAGAAGTTAAAACAGTTGTTCCTCTTGGAAGCAGCGCTGAGATGTCTTGAGTCACTTGTACGTCAACTAAATTTTTAACTGTACCTTCCTTTTTAAAAAAACGCGTTGAATAATTATTAGTATCTCTATCGATATGAAATTTAAATTTAATATATTGCGGATAACGTCCACCTGCTTGACCTTTAACAATTGGTAGATACTTATATTCGTCTGTCACCCAACCATGTTCTTCTGCATACCCTTGAATACAAGTGTCAAGTTCATTTAATCGGTCATTAACTTCTTTGTTGTCACCAAGTGATAAAGTCAAACTGAGACCACCATACTTGTCAACAACTGTGTCAAAATTGACATTTAACTTTGGTAACTTAAGTCCCCAAGAATTTTTATCAAGAAATGTATTAATAAATTTCTTACCACTGTTCTGTTTTGTTCTTGAAAATTTTAAATTATTAAAATCTATATCATTGATCTTATAAAAATTTACTGTTGGTTTTTCTGTCATACTACTCGTCTTGTTAATAGTAACAGTAATTTATTTTTTAAACAAAAATAACTGTTATTAATTTAATGGCATATCTTCCATAGGATAATCTGTAGACGACGCCATATCTGAATAATTTTCAGAATCTGTTAAACTCAATAGGTCTGTTGGAATAGTTATAGATGGTAATATAATTCTCGATAATTTTTGTGATTGTATTTTTTTAATATTTTCTTGTTCATTTTTTAACATTTCATTCCGTTTTATTAAACCGTACGCTATACCACTTATTCCAAATAAAATACTTGGAATAATTAAAATACCTACACTGTTATCGTAAACATACTCAAATAGTGTTGGTGTCGGTGTTGATATTGATGTTGGTGTAATAGTCGGTGTGCATATATACGAATATACTTCATTCAATAATGTGTTTTTATATTCAATTAATTCAAGATAACTAATATAATCATGGTGGTCATAGTAGTCCATTGCATTATATTGTTCTTTTATTTTTAAGTAAAAAATCAATAATTATAATATTAGTAATTACAAAATGACAGAGTTTGGTGTTGTAACGTTGAAATTATCAGAATTCGTAATTAAAGACATCATGGAATTTGATATTAAAAAAATTTTAGTAATAAAGACTGTTGATTGTGACAAATTTGTTGAAAATTTGATAAACAAGTTGCCAAATTTAATTGGAGGTAATGTATGTGCAAATGTTGATAATATGAACAATTATTCTTTTATTGAGCCTTTAAACCGATATAAAGGATACAGTCCTATGTTTTATCGTAGGCTATTTGTTAGAAACTGTTATCTTATTTTTGACAATATAGAACTTGTATCACAACAGTACACGTCTTTACAAAGTAATTTGCAAAAATATAATCCTTTTTTTATTAATTTTTGTTCAGTTGCTGACCCTGACGACACTGTCAAGTACGATTATATTTTTGTATTTGAATACGACGTGTCAGTTTATAATAAGTATTTCACTGTTGTATTTGAACATCCTGAATATCTTGTTTTTGTTATAAATGAACTACAAAAAACAAACTCTATTTTAGTCTATGACACTGTTGATAAAAAGGTAATGTATATGACTTCATAAATATAAAATTATTATATATAGTTGGATTTATTATTGGATCTTGATTAAGTTTGAGTACCATTGATTAATTGTTACAATATACAGCTTTAACTAAACTATTATCTTCTTCGTTGTTTCTTTCGTTGATGTTCTGTTTCGTTGTAACAACGTTTAGCTTTAACTAAACTATGATCTTCTTCGTTGTTTCTTTCATGTTGATGTTCTATTTCGTTGTAACAACGTTTAGCTTTAACTAAACTATGATCTTCTTCGTTGTTTTTTTCATGTTGATGATCTGTTTCGTTGTAACAATGTTTAGCTTTAACTAAACTATGATCTTCTTCGTTGTTTTTTTCATGTTGATGATCTGTTTCGTTGTTTTTTTCATGTTGATGATCTTTGTCTTGTTTTTCAAGGTATTTAACAGGTTGACAATATGCCATCATAGCCTGTCCCATTGAATTTTCAAATGTTTTAATTTTTAAGTGTAATTACTTATATACATAACCACTATTTAAAAAGTAAAATGTAATAAATACTTATGAAAGTGAAAGTGTCGTTAGATACTCTTGATGAAATATTTAGGTTTACAAACAAACCACAATTTGTATTGTACTTCAAGAGGCTCTTGACAAGACAAACGATGCGAGTTTTGTACAAAGGTATTTCAATTGACTCTCAAGCTAGAAAAGGTAACTTACAAACAATAAAGTACTTACATCTTATTGGATCAGAGTGTACTACAAATGCAATGAACTCTGTAAGTGAATATGGTTATCTTGAAGTTCTCAGGTACCTTCATGAAACTGTTGGTGCTAAGTGTACTACAGATGCAATGGACTGGGCAAGTCAATATGGTCATATTGAAGTTGTAATGTACCTTCATGAAACTGTTGGTGCTGTTTGTACTACAAATGCAATGGGCTGTGCAAGTTATAATGGTTATCTTGAAGTTGTGAAGTACCTTCATGAAACTGTTGGTGCTAAGTGTACTACAGATGCAATGGACTGGGCAAGTCTATATGGTCATATTGAAGTCGTAAAGTACCTTCACGAAACTGTTGGTGCTAAGTGTACTAAATATGCAATGGACTATGCAAGTCTATATGGTCATATTGAAGTCGTAAAGTACCTTCACGAAACTGTTGGTGCTAAGTGTACTACATATGCAATGGACGCTGCAAGTGCACATGGGTTTCTCGAAGTCGTAAAGTACCTTCACGAAATTGTTGGTTCTGATTGTACTACAAATGCAATGGACTGGGCAAGTGCACATGGTCATCTTGAAGTTGTAAAGTACCTTCACGAAACTATTGGTGCTAAGTGTACTAAAGATATAATGGACTGGGCAAGTAAAAATGGTCATCTTGAAGTTCTCAGGTACCTTCATGAAACTGTTGGTTCTGATTGTACTACAGATGCATTGTAATGGGCAAGTAAAAATGGGTTTCTCGATGTCGCAAAGTACCTTTGTAAATAAAAAATTGAATTTTTATATCTAAAAATAAAAAAATAGCAAATAAACAGTATGGTAACTAAGAAAAAAACTATTGAAGAAATCTATAAAAAGAAGAGTCAACATGAACATATTCTTAGTTTACCTGATACTTATATAGGTAGTGTTGAAACAATTAATCAAATTGACATGTTCGTTGTTCAAAACAATGAAATAGTTAAAAAACCAATTGATTTTAATCCTGGTCTATATAAGATATATGATGAAATCATTGTTAATAGTTGTGATCAAACTGTGAGAGATCCTACTTGTAATACTATAAAAATTACTATAAAGAATGATACAATTTCAATTTGGAACAATGGAACAGGTATTCCTGTTGAAATTCATAAAGACCACAATGTGTATGTTCCAGAACTTATTTTTGGAAACCTATTAACCAGTTCAGCTTATGATGAAACGGAAGAACGTGTTGTTGGTGGTAAAAATGGTTATGGATCAAAACTTTGTAACATTTTTTCGAGCAATTTTACAGTTGAAGTATGTGATTCTGAAAAAAGTTTTAAACAAACATTTTCAAATAATATGTTTACAAAAAGTGAACCAAAAATTGGTGTTAGTAATAAAAGTTTTACTTGTATCACTTTTACACCTGATTATCCACGTTTTGGTTTGAAATCGTTATCAAAAGATATGATTTCATTATTCGAAAAACGAGCATACGATTGTGCAGCTACAACTTCAAATAATGTGTCCGTTTATCTAAATGGTACTAAAATTAAAGTTAAAAAGTTTCAAGACTACATTGCAATTTATAAAGGAATTAATAAACCAATTTCTTATCTTCAAATAGAACAAGACAAATTTATATGGGAAATATCTGTTTCTTTATCTGAAAATTATAATCAAGTTTCATTTGTTAATGGAGTTTGTACTATAAAAGGTGGTAGACATGTTGACTCTTTAATGGGTCAAATAGTGTCAAAATTAACAGATCTTATTACTTCCAAGAAAAAAATAGAAGGTGTTAAATCAAATTATATAAAAGATCGTTTAACTATCTTTATAAGAGCAACTATTGTCAATCCAAGTTTTGATTCACAATGTAAAGAAACTCTTACTACACATGTTAATAAATTTGGTATAAAAATAGACTTACCAGACTCTTTTATCCAAAAGATATACAAGTCTGGTATTGTTGAAGACATTATTTCTTTTACTAACTATAAAAATCAACGGAATCTCATTAAAAATGATACTGGTGCTTTGAAAAAATCAAAAATCACTGGTATCATCAAATTAGATGATGCTAAATTTGCAGGTACTAAAAAGTCTAATGATTGTACTTTGATAATTGTAGAAGGTGATTCTGCTAAATCTTTTGCTATTAGTGGGCTGTCTGTTGTAGGTCGTGAATATTATGGTGTTTTCCCTATTAGAGGAAAATTATTAAATGTTCGTACAGCTACTCAGTCTCAATTACTTACAAACAAAGAAATTAGTGAACTTAAAACTATTATCGGTTTACAAATTGGTACAGTGTATAAAGACACTTCAAAATTACGATATGGAAAAATATTAATTTTAACAGATCAAGATCTTGATGGATTCCATATAGGAGCACTCATTATGAATATGTTCTCTACTTGGTGGCCTGAACTAATGGAATGTAATGGTTTTATTAGCAATATGAGAACACCTATTGTAAAAATTAAAAAAGGTAAAGACTTCGCCCATGATTTTTATACTCTCCAAGACTACAAATTGTGGGAGAAAACTATCGCAAATCTTAGTTCTTATAACATAAAATATTACAAGGGGCTTGGTACTTCTGATGACACTGAAGCTAAACAGCTTTTTAAAAATATAAAAAAAAATATTGGTCATTACGTGAGTACTTGCAAACAAGATACTTCTGATCATTTTGTATTAGCTTTTGGTGAAAAACAAGAAGACAATCGAAAAGAATGGATAGGAAATTATGATCCAGATTTAGTAATTGATCATACAAAATCAAGTATAACATATTCAGATTTTATAGATAAAAGTTTAATACATTTTTCTGCTTCTGATATTGTTAGATCAATACCAAGTATTGTAGATGGTCTAAAACCATCACAAAGAAAAGTAATGTTTGCAGTATTCAAAAAGAATCTTAAATCTGAAATAAAAGTTGCAAATCTCGCAGGTTATGTATCAGAAAATACTAACTATCTCCATGGTGAATCGAGTTTACATGGTACAATTATCAATTTAGCTCAAGACTACGTCGGTAGTAATAATTGGAATTTGTTAAAACCAAATGGTCAATTTGGCTCAAGACTACTTAACGGAAAAGATGCTGCAAGTCCAAGATATATCTTCACAGAATTATCTGAAAATGCAACTAAACTGTTTAAGAAAACTGATAATAATATCATTTCTTATATAGAAGAAGAAGGTCATTCTATAGAACCAACATTTTATATCCCTATATTACCTATAGTATTAATTAATGGTTCGACAGGTATTGGCACAGGTTATTCAACAAAAATACCATGTTTTAATCCAGATGATATAATTAATAATATTAAAAGAATACTAAACGGCAGTGACCCAGTTGAAATGATACCTTGGTATAACAAGTTTACTGGTAAAATTAAAAAAATCAAAGATGGTTCATTTACTGTGTCTGGTTGTATGACTAAAGTTGACTCTAACACTATTAGAATAACTGAACTCCCTGTTGGTACTTCAACTGAAAGCTATAAACAATTTTTAGAAGAATTATGTACTAAAAATATGTATGGTATTAAAGAATATGATGGTTCTGGTTGTACAAAATTCGATATCGATTTTGTTATCAAATTTGAAACTAAAGAATGTCTTGACTCGTTCTTAAAGCATAGCAAATCTGAAATTTACAAACTTTTAAAACTTATTACTCCTCTTAGTACTCGTAATATGCATCTATTTGATATCAACAATAAAATTAAAAAATATGCAAATGCTGAAGAAATTCTATTAGAATTTGTAGATATTCGTCTTAAATACAATGTTAAAAGAAAAGAATATCTTATAGATAATTACAATTCTGATTTGGATATCCTGAAAAACAAAATAAGATTCTTAAATGAAATTATAGACAACACAGTAGTGGTCTATAAAAAAAGTAAAAATGTAATAATACAGTTGTTAGAAAAAAGAAATTACATAACTGTGAATAACACATTTGATTATCTATTAAATATGCCAATACACTCATTTACATCTGAAAAAATAAAAGATCTTGAAAACAAAGTATCAACAATTGAAAACGAACTTGTTGTAATAAGTAGCAAAACATCCAAAGACATATTTCTTGAAGACATCGAATACATCGAATACATCGAAGAATTACAATAAAAAAAAACATAATATGAAAAAGATAACTACACAACGTAGTTATCTTTTTTTATAAAAAATTGAATTTAAATAATTGTTTATTAAAAATACCATAAAATGACGCTACTAGTAACAGTAGACACTCTTGATGAAAT